GTGCTGTTAAGGCCTCCTGCCTGCACTACCCTAAATCGAATATTTTGCCTTTTATTGTGTGTTTGGAATGTACTTAAAGAGTCAGGGTTTCTTGCATGTAACAGGGAGAATGTTTCTGCTAAACCGGCTAGGCCCCAATCATCATCGCTATTAATACTTAAACCAAACCCAAAGTAAGCATCGTCTATGCTAGCTTGATCTGGGTTTTCCTCTATACCGTCCATGAGATCTTGGGCATTTATATTTATCTTATCCAACATCTTTTTAATACTAGATGAGCCTGCTAAACCAGAGCCGTCATCTGCGTAATTCTGTCCATTAAGTCGGATAGGCACTAAGGGAAAAACTTCCTCAGACAGGGAAGGAGGAGCAGGCCCTGTACCTGCATCTAAATGTAGGTCTGGAATAGTACCTTCAGACTCTAGGTATATCTCATATCTCGTTGTAGCTGGCTGTCCGTTAATACTACGGGTGAACGTAACATAGTGCTCAACGCTTGTAAGTACTGGGTTAGCTACAGCTAGATGTAGAGCCTCAGCCCCTCCTGAGCCCCCTGTAAGCTTATATATATTAACAGTGGTGCCCAAGTATTCAAATCTACTGAACACGTCTGGAGCTACTATAGGAGTCTCCTGTAAAGCATAGTGTCCATGATAATCTTGTGCTCCTGTGGTGCCTATATCTACGTGATGTGTAGCTAGAATGACTAACTCACCAGGGACATTATCCGCTAGCCAAACTCCCCAAGCAGAAGCTTGTGTACCTCCATCTAAGGTTGTAGTTACTTCAGTAGCTCCATAATAGTAATCTCCGTTATTGGCTAAATAACGCATAGAGTCTGCTCCCGCTATCGGACCGGTAATGAGAGACATCAATACAGAGTTAGCTATATTTCTGTCCCCCATTACTGCGGTTATAACCGCCTGTTCCCTTAGTTTAGGTATATCTTCATATACCCGAGGAACAACAACAGAAACATATACCCGACTAGTCATTAGGCAGGTATATTATTAAGAACTCTACCCATTACCACACCTATAGCGGTATTATCCATATTTGTATTCTCCGTACCTATTTCCTCTGGATTAGTGCTTAACTGTACAGATAATACATCAGTGTATAATTTAGCTCCTTTAACAGCTCGGTCTGTTTTATAGCCTGCAATTTGTTGATCGTATAAAGCTATCTGCTTACCGATTACTCCGCCAGGACTCCCTGTAGTTTGAGCGTTCTCTGTAGTCTTTTTAGCTCCTAATAGATCGATCTCTTTTTGAATTTTATCCGCTTGCTTATTTATAGCTGCAAGGCCTGCCGCAACATTAGCCTGTTCGGAATTTGTTTTAGTCACTTGAGCATCTAGCAGAGTACCTTGCTTGCCGATATTAGTATTCTCAGATATTAGGTTAGTATCCTGCTGCGCTACCAAACCTTTATCGGCATCTACCTTAGCTTTCTGGGCGTCTATTAATGAGCCCTGCTTAGGTATATTGGCACTCTCTGCTACTAGGTTAAGATCTTGCTGTGCTACTAACGCTTCATCCACAGCTAGCTTACTGGCTTGAGCGTCAATAAGTGAACCCTGCTTAGCCATGTTGTCTAACTCAGCTTGTACCCGCTCTTCACGTAAAGGCTTCTCTAAAGAGTACTGAATAGATGCTTGGAGTACCGACCCCAACATGCTGGTATAAACAGTAGCGTAGTCATTACCTCGGATACGGTTCTCCGTATACTCCCGCTCAAGGTGCGCCTTAGCTGAACGCATGAGTGCATCAAATACACCCGTACCTTCAAATTCTTCACTGGTTATGTCTTGTATGTTTGCTGTAGTAATGCCCATATTATGTTCCTATAAAAAAGCCCTAGATAACTAGGGCTATGTGAGAGTTATCGTAACCTACTGTGTTACACGTTAGCAGATTCTGCTCTTATAGCTTGAATCTTTTTAAGGTCATCTACTTCAGCAGGAGTTAGGTCAGGTAGAACGTCAATAGCAAACTCTTGAACTAATCTTGATTGCTGGTTACCTTTGCCAAACCTCTGCTGATACTTCTTTTCTTTAAGCACATTCAGCAATAACTGCTCAATGTGTACTGGGTGTCCATAAGGTATAAAGCGTTTTAAGCTACCTGTTTGGCTATTACCGCCCATTACGTACTCACCTTGTCGTTCACTGCTCTTAGTCTTCTGGTGATTCATGCATGTAGCAATAATGCGTATTAGTTTTGAAGCGTCTTTAGTTTTAGCTTCACGTAGTTCCTGCTCGTCTGGGGTTTTAATTTGCTCTAGTTGGGCTATGTGCCCCTTAATCTTAGCTTCTAATGTGTCGGGCCCAATATTAGGTGAATGTGAAATACCTAATGTAAGTGCCTGCTCTTTAAGTTGTACTATTCGTGTCTTCGTTTCCATATTAGCTCCTGTTGGTTATTTAGTTATAGCTGGTGGATAAAATACAGTCGGGAGGAGCACTCGGCTCCTCCCTCCCGTTACTTGTGATGACTAACTTACTTCTTAGCTACCACCTTGAACAATCCAATGAACTCTGGACGGCTAATCAAGCTACCGTACCACCATTGAATAGATCGACGGCCAATCTTGCCGTATGGATCTTCATGGCTCATGGTTTGCATACCTGGCTTCTGGTGCATAACAACCCATTTAGAACCGGTCTTGCCTCCGTTAGCTGTGTGGAAAGAAACTTCAGTAAACGCACCGGCGCTTAAAGCAAGCATTGGATATACGTCATAATTACCGTCAGTTTCGCGGTATCCGCCATTAGTACCTACAGTTGCACCTGCACCTGCCCAATGTAACATGCGAGGAGATACTACAATGCGGAAGGCATCAATAGAACCAATCTCACCATTCATTGGCTTAGAAGCGTCTGCGTACTCATGTACATGCTTGAATGCAGGGTTGCCAAAAGTGTCAACCATAGCTTTCAAAGTAGGAATCATCTCAGAACCAACAATTAATACGCGGGCTGCTTCAACAGTCTTAGTATCGTTCTTAGTAGAACCAAGGATAGCCTTGATCTTCTTAGGAGCTTTGTTGTTAGTAAGGTCAATGTCCAAACGCATGAAGTCATCATAGTTAGCACTAGATACAACACCTTCACCGGTTACTTCATTAGTAGCTGTAGCATCTCCACCGAAGCGAATAAGACCAGCACCGTTAAGTAAGTCGATTTGAAGGGCATCTTCGCCAATCTCAGCAGCTGCACGTAACAACTCACGATGAGTATGTTGCTCTAATTCAGCATCTGAATCGAAAGCTAGTGAATCAGCAGTGTACTCTTCAAAGATACCAAGTTGAGTAATAGTAGACTCAATAGATACACGAGTACTGCCTACGCGGTTAACACGTCCACCGTTCTCGCCTAGACCAGGCATCTTACCAGTAACGTTACCTACGTCACGGCTAGAACCCCAGAGGTTACCCGTAGCTGGAACTGCTGCACTTTCTTGTACAATCCATGCTGGAGTAAGAGCTTCTACAGCTGTCTTAGTAGTAGCATAGTCAGTATCAAACACACCTAGATTGGTGAATGTACTAACAGCGGCTGCTTTAGCGGCTACTAGAGCTGCTGCTGCATCTACGCCTTCGCCTACTGCGTACTGAGTACCAAAAGAGCTATTCTCACGGTTGTCGGCAGAGTTAGACTTAACAACACCTGAAACAATTAGAATGGTTACTTTTTGATTAACTGAAAGACCTGCGGCATCAATACCTTGGTCGGTGAAGTTACCGTCATGCAAAATAGGCAAGTAGTGATCTTGAACGATCTTCTTACCGTAATGCTTAGGCATTGCTTCTTTGTCTGTGAACTGACCGAAGTACAATTCTTCTTGAACTTCAATCAACGCTTTACGCTTATAAAAGTTCTCTCGTTGTTGTGAACCCACGCTAGACGGGGTACCGCCTGCTGGATCTTTATACTGCATTGCTGTATCAACCATAATTTATCCTATTTATTTAAACAGATCGCTGACGTCCATGTTTTTAATTTGGTCGTCAGTTAGATCATCAATGTTAACAGTTTGAGCTTTAGGCTCGCCTCTGTTCTTGTTGGTGGAGTCCGCAGCTTTACGCGCTTTCGCCTGTGCTTCGCCTACTTGCGTACCAATACTCGTGTTGTGTCCTGCTTCCTGAGTGCCCTCAGTACCCGCTAGGTATTCCCCACTACTTTGATCGTTGGTCAAATTCTCGTGTCCCGCTTCTGGCTTGCCGGCCGTACTCGCTGAGTATTCCTGAATCTTATTCCAAACGTGCTTATATGCTGCAAAATCACTTAGACCTGGTAGGTTACCCATTGCCTGCTCTTTAGCTACGATACCCTTTATCTCTTGATAATAACCATTCTCATGGTGGGCACTTAACTGTCCGATCATGCTAGGGTCCTTTCGGATCTCAGCTTTAGAAGCATTGTCAAAGTCGTTTATAGTCTTCAACGTGTCGTCGTAACTGGCTGTATTACTGATATCAGCGAATGCGCTTTCTACCGCAAGCTGAGACTCAGGTACAGCGTAGTCTTGAGCGACATACTCCTCATCTGCATCTGTACTAACATCGAATGGGTCCATACCACTAGATGCCACTAACTTCTGAATAGCTGCCGGGTCTTTCTTGTGTAGCGCTATCAAAAAGTTTAATTCTTTAGGGTCTGTAATTCCGTTAGCTTTTAACGTACTTACTATCTTTAGGTCTGGTGCCAAATCTTGGATTCGCTTACCAGCTTCTAAGCCCCTTTGAGCCAATACTACTAGCTCTTCTGCCGAATTGACAGTTATTTCGGTATCACCCCGCATTAAAGGGGTCTTAAGTAGCTCCTCTAAGGAGTTAACTTTAGGTTTGGCTTCTTCTGTGCCTTCTTCCTCTGCGTCCTGTGAGGGCTCTTCTGTGGCTTCTGAGGCCTCTACTTCTTGCACTTCGTCCGTATCTGTAGCTTCAAGGACCGCTGTATCGTCCTCTACAGTACTCTCTTCTGCTTCATTGGCTGCTGTAGGGATATCCTCAGGGGTATCCAACAGGTTAAAGTCTGCATCGCTGTAGTTATCATAGTTAACTTCTTCAGCTTCCACTGTAGTGTCTAGTGCGGTATCACTCATATTGTCCTTCCTGTAGTAGTATGCTTATAGCATCTTCGGCATCTCTAATATTAATAGAGGCTAAAGCGCCCTTTCTGGTTATAGCTTCGAGATACTCACCTAGGACGGATATCCCAGTTAATGCAGCTAAGTGCTGCTGTTTCTCTTCAGCGTCTGCTCCTGCAAGCGAGGAAATTATCCTCGCAGACAGGTCCTTAATAAACCCTTCTTCAATAATAGCTTTCCAACCTGGAGTTAGCTGTA